GCGCACTGCGCCATCGGCACCGGCAAGACCACGCTCGGGTACAAGTGCCTGAGGGATCGCGCGACGGGCCGCCTGTGGGACGGGACGCCTACCCAGGCTGGGCACTGCGCCGTCATCTCCGTCGGCTTGGGTACGTACGCCGAGACCGTCTTTAAGCGCAAGTTTCTCGACGGCGATCCCCATGACATCCTCACCCCCATCTTCCCTGACGGCGGGGCGTGGTTCAGCGACTACGACAAGCGGACGCAAACGATATACATCGCCTGCCGCGCGTGCATGCTTGAGGGGCGCCCCAAGTCCTGCACCCACCAGATCCAGATACGCTGCTTCTCGCAGGGCAGCAACATCGAACAGCTTCGCGGCCCGGCGTATGCGGAGATCCTATTGGATGAGCCAGTAGAGAAACCGTGGTTCACCGAGGCCGCGCAACGCGTACGTCGTGGCCAGGCGCTGCAGGGCCGCATCTCCATCACCGGCACAGCCTACGCCGGCATCGCGCAGTGGGAGTACACGGATCTGTGCTGCCTCCCGCCGCACCTGAACAAGCGTGACCTGAACGACCCCAGCAGCCCGCCCTACGTGGAGATCTTCACCATCTCCAAGGAAGACACCGGCCTCTACTCCAAGGCCGACCTCGAGCAGATGAAGCTCGAGATGACCGAGAGTGAGTACGACGCGTTCGTGCGCGGGAAGATGGTGGCCGTCGTTGACGCGCCCGTCTTCAACTATCGCCAGCTCGACGCCCTCGAGAAGGGCTGCAAGACGCCCAAGTATGGCGAGATCGACGCCTTCACCCTGCCCACCAAGGAGAAGCCCGAGCGCCACAAGATGCCCATCGAGGCCGTGGAGGATCCCAAGACGATTGTCTGGGCCGAGGAGCTTCTGGACGGCATGAACGTGGCCAACACTTGGACGGGGCTGCGCATCTGGGAGATGCCCCAACCGCGGACCCAGTACATCATCTCAGCCGACGTGGGCCTGGGCCAGTCGGAGAAGAAGGGCGACCCGAGCTCGGGCACGGTGTGGAAGCTCAAGACGATACAGACGCCCAACGGCCCGCGCGTGGCGCTCGAGGAGGTGGCCAAGTACTACGGCTGGATCACCGTCTTCCCGTATGCGGACAAGCTCAAGCTGCTGGGCATCTGGTACAACGAGGCCGTCATCATCCCAGAAACGACGGGCGTCGGCTCTGGCCTCATGATGCGCCTGACCATGCAGCTGGTGTACCCGAGCGTGTTCCGGGACCACCGTGCCGCGGAGATCGTACCTGCCGGCAGCCCAATGTCGGGCCAGTTCGGCATCGATACGAATGTTCGCACAAAAAGCTTGATTGTTATGGCCATCAAGGACATGATGCGGAATGGCCTGCTAATCATCCGCGATGCGCAGACCATCCAGGAAATGCGCGCGTACGAGGAGACGCGGCTACCTGCGGGCGGAGTGAAGTACGAAGCTGGAGGCGGTGGGCGTGATGATAGGGTGATGGACTGCGGGCTGGCGTGCTATGCCGTGCTGGCCCAAGGCGACCTGCTCATCACGTTCATGAACCAGCTCACCCCAGAGATGCTAGAGCAACCACTGAGCGATCGGCAGCTAGAGCTGCTGACGATGGAACAGGATTGGCTGACATGATTGAGATTATCTGCTTGGGCCTGGTGGCCGTGGCGGTACTGGCCGTGTTCTACCTTCAGGCAGCGCACACGAAGGAGCGCGGCAACACCTCCGCCGAGATGCGCGAGATGTACGAGACAGCCATGGAGCAGGGCTACAAGCTCGCGGCCGAGTTCTGGACTCGGAGCTCCGAGGACCAGGCCCGGTTCCTGGCTGATGCGCTGGGCAGCATGCGCAACATGTACAGCGCGTACGGACAGTCCATCATTCAGGCCGCGGCTGTGGTGAAGGCCGCATCGGCTGCCGAGGGCGTGATGGCCGCCGGCACTATGGCCCAGACCGCCGCCGCTATGGACCCGGAGCTCCAGCAGAAGATGATGGACATTCAGGCGCGCGTTGCGTCCCATCAGCCCTTCCAGCAGGGCGAGCCCCAGCTGCCCAAGATTCCTGATATCATTCAAGACCCAGAAACTGGCGAGATTCTCAAGAGGTTGGTATGATGCGTTGGATTGAAGTGCAAGTTTCGGAAAACCATTTCGAGCTGATCAACGTGGCAACGATTTCTCGCGTGGGGCCGGCCAGCTATCCAACAGATAGACGAAAGGCTTACATCGCATTTACGCACGGGGCTACAATGTCGGTATTGCACAGTTACGAAGAACTTTGTCACGCAGTCACAAACAGTGGGTTCACAGTAGCTCGCTGCGGAGGAGAATGACATGCCAGGCATGCAGGACTACATGGCACAGCAACAGATGGGCGCAACGCCGGCTCCGGCTTCGAGCCCGGCTCCATCCACAGGCATGGCTGACCTGGGCGGCATGGGCGGCCAGATGCTGCAGCGCGACCAAGGGCCTGGGTTGGGTAGTCAGGAGATGGAACACACGCCGCTCAATGACCGGCTCTATGCGGGCGGCGAGATGACGCAGTTTTGGAAGCGCCTTCTGCTGGAGCGTCAGCAGGCCAGGGCGGCGGCGTCCCTCCAGTACCAGCGCGGCCAGCTCGAGAAGAATCAGCACGTCGAGGAGTGACCAGTGCAGTCGAGCGCCAACCCCAACCCATTTAGTCCGTTGCGGACGGCCCAGGCTGAGCACTACCAGCCGACAGAGGCCGACCGCAAAGAGGCGAAAGCGATCCAGGCCCTGTTTCACCTGGCCTCGGACGCTCGCGCCCAATACGACACAGATTGGAATTTCTACCTCAACTTCATCGAGGGCAACCAGCTCTGGTATATGAGCACACTGACCGGCTCCCCGGTGCAGGTGCTCGACCCGCTCAAACGTAAAAGGTACTCGCAGTTTAACGTCCTCAAGCCCACTATCCGGGCGCTCCGTGGAAAGCTGTCCCAGGCCGTGCCGACATTCTCAGTTCGGCCCGGTGTGGGCGCCATCGATCAGACCTACGCCGCCCGTATGGGCGACCGGATCATCGAATGGTACTGGGACAAGGAGCGCATCCTCGACAAGTTCAAGGAGTGCGTCGGCGACCTCGCCTGGTCCGGCATCGGCGTCCTCCACCAGCGATGGAATCCGCACAAGGGCGAAGAGCTAGCCAGCTGCGAGGCGTGCGGCTACACCATGGACCACGACTGGACCATTCTCGACGGCGAGGTCCCAGTCGTGTACTGCCCGCAGTGCCCGCAGACGCCCGATCCTGAGACGGGGGAAATGGTGGGCGAGGAGATGTTGCGCATTTGGTCGGGCGACGCGGAAGTTACGCACGTCGACCCGCGGTGCTTCTTCCCACAGCAGGGCGTGGTCCGGCAGGAAGACTGGGAGTACTGCTTCACGCGGGAGCCCTACCCCACCACGAAACTCGCCGCCGCCTATCCAGCCTTTGCCGCCTACCTCCGCTCCGGCGAGGACAATGAGGCCGGCATCATGCCCCTCCAGGGCTACGGCAAGGTCTACAACCTGGCGACGGGCATGTGGGTCAGCCAGAACATGACGGAGCAGAGCTACCTTATCCGTTACTTCCAGAAGGCCGGCACCGACCCCGAGTATCCCAACGGCCGCGAAGTCCACATGATCAACGGCGTCATCGTCGAGGACATCACCCCGATGTACCCGATGTATTCGCTGCCGTTCTACGTGATGCGCTGGGAGACGCTGTCCGGGTCGTTCTACCCGACGCCGCCCATGGCCGATGCATGGCCGCGCCAGAAGGAGCTCAACGAGCTCGAGACGGTGTTCCGCGAGTACGCGGAGCTCTGCGTCCGGCCCAAGCTCATCCTCCCGTGGGGCACTAAGCTCGCGGTGGATGAGGTGAGTGCAGTCACAGGCCAGGTGCTCACGCCTATGCCCAACTACGCGCACCTCATCAAGTTCTTGCAGTGGCCGGACCTGCCTCCGTTCATGATGGAGCGGCGCGAGCAGCTCATCGGCGATGTGCGGCTTGTGTTTGGCGTGACGCAGACGGACGTGAATTTGCCTGTGGACGGCTCGGGGCGCACCTTGGCCATCCAGCAGGCCGAGTCGGACCAGTCGCTGGGGCACATCATCAGCCCCAACCACGCCCAGCTCGCGCGCCTCACCCAGGACGCCCTCGAGCTCCTGCGCCGGTGCGCGCCGCCCTCCCGCAAGCTCGCCATCATGTCGGATGACGGCTTCGAGATCGTGGACTTCCAGGCCCAGAACTATGGGCAGGGCTGGGGCATCGCGCTTGAGTCGGACGACGGCATGCCCAAGAACCGCGCGCTGCGCGTCCAGGAGGCCATCAACCTCGCGGGCGCTCAGGTGTTCCACGACCCCAAGACGGGCCAGTTCCAGCCGGCACTGTTCGCTAAGGCCGCCAAGCTCAAGGTGCCCGGCCTCGGCCCGGACCAGACCGACAGCGAGTTCATGGCGGCACGCCGTGCCATCAACAAGCTCAAGGCAGGGCCGGGGTACGTCCCCAACGACGAGGACGATATGAACAAGTTCGCAGAGGGCCTGCTGGCCTGGCTGCGACGCACCGGCCGCATCATCCAGGACAGGGACCAGCAGTCCTTCGAATGGGTGACGCGCGTCCGCCAGCTGCTGCGCTGGTACATGCAACAAATAGTTGCGCAGCAAATGGCACAGATGCAGACTGCTGCAGGTGGTCCGCCCGGCATGGGCAGCCCGCCCGGCTCTGAGGCGTCCGCTCCTGGCGGCTCCCCGGCCAAGCAGGAAGACACGTCCGGCGGCAGCCCCGTGATTGACAAAGCTAAGCAAGATGTAAAGGGAGCTGATCAGGCTGGGGAAGCGGCAGTGCGCTCCCGGTTGACAGCGCATTAAAACCAGTGTATGAGGTAAATGACGATGGGACCTGAAGTTTTTCAACCTGGCGCACCTGTTGCAGACAACAGCGCCGCACCTCCGGCGGAGCAGCCGCAGACGACTTTGAACTCGCAAGAGCAAGAGCTTCTGAAGCAGCTGCCGGATTTCCTGGTCAACTCGGTCAGCGAGAACGATCTGTACAAGGCGGCCGGGCTGGATGCCCCGGCTCCGGCCCCGGAAACCCCGGCGCCCGCCCCAGCTGCGGACCCGGCCCCGGTGGCTGCCGG